GAACTGGAGTATGAAGCAGCGCGAGGTAATCAACAAGTCTCAAGAAGTCTATCAGTGGGCGCTTGACAATGGCATTGCCAAAGAGCAAGCGCGAGCAGTGCTACCCGAAGGCAACACCGAGACGACACTGTATATGGCTGGCTCGCTTCGCTCGTGGGTTCACTACTGTCAGTTACGCATGGCAAACGGCACTCAGAAAGAGCATATGAAAGTGGCTCGCAAATGCTGGGAAATTATTGTGGGTCACTTTCCCGCAGTTGAAGAGGCTTTGAAATGAACGCAAAGAAAGCAAAACTCATGCGTAAAGTTGGTAAGATTGCACGCCGAGATAAAAAGTTGTATAATACGCTGTCGCATCAAGAAAAAACCGTTCTTGGCGATGTGTATAAATCAATTTCAAAAGCGAAAAAGCTGAGCGAAGAATGAATGTATTCTATCTTGATCCAGACCCAACAGTCTGTGCTAAGCAACACTGTGACAAACATGTAGTCAAAATGGTTGTCGAGTATGCGCAGTTAATGTCTACTGCGCATCGCGTGATTGATGGAAAGTTGTGGTATGGGCGTAATACGAACGGTCGAAAAATTGCCAGATATTTTCATTCAGACACTGCAATGAATCATGCTTTATATAAAGCTTGTCATGTTAATCATCCATCTGCGCAGTGGGTTCGACACTCTGCAGAAAATTACAACTGGCTTCAAAACTTATGGACCGCGCTTGCGGCTGAATACGAGTATAGATATGGTCGCATCCACGAATCGTTTCGCAAGCTGGAGTATTATCTACTGTTTCCACCTGCAGGTCTTAAGTCAAAAGAATTTACTCAACCGACTCCTGCCATGGCACAGTACCCTCATTGCATTGTCGAAGGCGATTCATTAGCGTCTTATCGACACTTCTACTGGGAAGACAAACGCCCGTTTGCGAAGTGGACTAAACGAAACAAACCTGATTGGTGGGAAGAATATGAGCGGAAAGGGAAGCAAGCCGAGACCTTTATCAATAGATCGGAAAACATTTGACGATAACTGGGATCGTATCTTTGGTGCTAATAAGCCAGAGCCTGCGATTGAAGTCAGCAGTTATTGGTCAGACGACAGTCAGATTGAAGCCCTTGTTATGCAAGGCAAAGATAAGTCTTACTTCGTCGAAATTTATTCTGATGGCAAGTTCGTATCTAAAATAACAAAGGGCATTCATTGCCTTAAAGATGCCGAAGAAATTGCTGAAAATGCTGCCCATGAAAAATGGTGGCTTGAGGACATTTATGCCGAAGAATACAACTAAGCGAAAGAAGTTCACACCTCGCCCAAAGAAGACTCTGACACCAGCACCTGACTGGAAGAGACTACAGAAAGCAGAGACTGAAGAAGAGCGTTTGGCTGCATGGCAAGAGTGTGACTTCTATGTTCACACCGAGGTTACTGATCGCGAATATATCCATTGGACCAAAAAGTGGATTCGCGACGAAAGCGGCTGGGATGTTTATGATGATGTTTTAAAAATACCTGATGTTCATCTTGCTACTGTTGGTAAGCATGGCTGGAAAGCATGTAAACTTGGTTATATTCCAGAGCATGCCAAAGCCATGTTTAAAGAGCAGTTGTTTGAACTGTTGAACAATCTTGAGAATCTGCGCGAGGGCATGGGTTACGAGCCGCCTATTCATCCGTCACTTGAAGACCTTGATGAAGAAGCGCAGTTGCACCCTAAGAAAGTCAAGCAGTGGATTACTGAATGGAAAAAAGTTCTAGCTTCTGCAAAGAAGAACGAGCCTCTGACTCGTGAACAGACCATTGCTCAGACTTATGTTTATAACATGCAAATCTATCTGAAGTCTGGTGTCTGGCTTGATTCACACTTTGGTGAGCGTCGCGAGAATCGTGTTGTGTCTGTGTGTCTTGTACCTGCATACGATAAGAACGGCTTGATTAAGCGCTCGGTTGGAGTGTATTATAGAGACATCGGAAGAGTCTGGCAAAAGGAGTATGCAGTTGACGCTGAATAGTATGATGATGACGAAGAACAAATTTGCGAAGAGTATTGAGGAGATTGTGCGAATCAAGAATCTCAGTTACATCGATGCAATTCTTCATTTCTGTGAGACTAATAATCTTGATGAGGAGGATGTTAAGAAATACGTTTCAGGACCAATTAAAAGCAAAGTGGAAGCAGAAGCAATGAAGTTAAACTTTTTACCCCGAGGCAATGAATTACCATTTGAATAGTGTGGTTTTTTATGATACTATATACATCTATATTATGTATCAAGTGGATAAAACTAAAATACTCTGAATATAAAAAGAAACACAAAGCTATCTTTTGTGTACATACAAGGAAACATACATATGTCTTTTGCAAATCTCAAGCGTAATCGCAATTCTATCTCTTCTCTCGTTTCTGCTGCAACGGCAGACAATGGGCCTAAAGAAACCAAGTCTTATGTTGACGAGCGTCAATGGAAGCCCACTGTAGATAAAGCTGGCAATGGCTATGCTGTCATTCGTTTTCTTCCCGCTGCTGAAGGTAATGAACTGCCCTGGGTTCGTTATTGGGATCATGGCTTTAAAGGTCCGACCGGTCAATGGTATATTGAGCGTTCGCTAACCTCTATCGGTCAGCAAGATCCTGTGTCTGAAGCTAACTCTAAACTGTGGAATAGTGGTAACGAAGACGATAAAACCACTGTGCGTGAGCGCAAGCGTCGTCTGCACTATGTTGCAAATATTCTAGTCGAGTCTGACCCTGCAAATCCTGCGAACGAAGGCAAAGTTTTTCTCTACACTTTCGGTAAGAAAATCTTTGACAAGATCATGGATGTCATGCAGCCTCAGTTTGCTGACGAAGCACCTGTGAATCCCTTTGACTTCTGGGAAGGTGCGTCGTTCAAGCTGAAGATTCGTAACGTCGAAGGTTATCGTAACTATGACAAGTCTGAGTTTGCGTCTGCTGCACCTCTTGCGGGCGGTGACGACTCTGAGCTTGAGCAGATTTACGAGCAACTGCACGATCTGAACGAGTTTACTGATCCTGCAAACTATAAGTCCTACGATGAACTTGCTGCGCGTCTTGCTCTTGTTCTTGGTGAGTCTGCGCCTCGCACGGTTCGTCAAGAAGTATCGATGGACACTGTTGCAGCACCTGCACCAGTCAAGTCTGCAGAGCCTAAGCTGCCGCCTGCAACTGACGCAGGTGATGATTTCGAAGAGGAAGATACGCTTTCTTACTTTGCGAAACTCGCTGCTGAAGACTAAGCAGCACACACAAGGGCGCTTCGGCGCCCTTTTTTATACTCCAGCGTAAGCGTCTGCGCGCGTACCGTTTGACTGTGTTGGCGAAGGCATCGATACATCACCCATCGTCGTCTGATTGCTGACGTTCGAAGGCGCATTCGTATTGTTGACCACGGTGACATTTGTAGCACCTGTTTGACCAACAGCACCCATGGTTTCTCTTTCAACTGCAGAACCAATTGGAACTTCTGTGGTTCTGTTCAGAAGCCCATTGATAACAGACTCAGAGTTTGGATTCAATGCAGTGTTAACGCTTGCTATCGGTATTACGATAGCCTTGCCTAGCTCTTGTAGATTCCCTCTAAAGTCATCGATGTTTGCGCTAGCAACTCTATCAATACCATCGCCTAACTTAAACAGCGATACTGCTAGAGCATCAAAGCTTTTAAGATTGTTTGCTTCGACTGCAGAAGAAAGGATTTGTAGATCATCTGCAATTTTTCCAAGAGGATTTGTTGCTGTATCGCCACCAGTGAGTAACGAACCAACTTTGTCGATGACACCAGACACTGCGCCACCTGCAGTCAATGCTGCGATTCCTGCTGCAATCAAAGGTGCGGCTGCTGCTAGCGCGAGAAGATTGGTCACATCGATGTCGTCACTTGAGAGCCCGATAAGACCCTTGCTCAAGTTGACCATGATATCACGAATGTTAGAACCATCAGAATTCAAGAACTTTGCGGCAGCGTCTCCGACAGCAAGACCGGCAAAGAAGCCGCCGATGCCTAAGCCGATCAGCCCCATACCCAATGTAGCTTTACCTGCAGCAGCAGGCGCTTGCCCAAAAAGTGCGCCAGCAGCAAGCAGTGTGCCTAGTGTTGCTAGATTTTGCCCTGCGAATGCCCCCAAGCCTTCTGCTAGATTGACCATCAGATTCTTGAGAGAATTACCATCTGCGTTCAGATAGTTTGCTGCTGCATCACCTGCTGCTAAGCCTGCAAAGAATCCCCCGATCCCTGCGCCCAGCGAAAACATACCAAAGCCTGCTTTCATCGATTTACCAGGTCCAAACAATGCACCTGCTGCACCACCTGCTGCTAGAAGCGCACCGACTTTCATAAGCCCGTCATTGTTCATTTCTGCAAAACCATCAGTCAAAGTTTTCATGACTGAAGTCAAGCGAGTAAGATCAGTGTCCATCCATGTAAGTGCTTTATCGCCTGCTGCTAGCCCTGCAAAGAATCCACCAATGCCAAAGCCTAAAGCTGCAAGCCCAACACCAGCGCCTAGCCCTTTACCTGCAATAGAGCCAAACGACGAAGCAAAACTGCCTTCGGGTTTCAGTGCAGCACCGCTACCGCCTTCTGCAGGAGCAACACTGGGTGCTGCACCTCGCTCTCGCCGTGCTTCTTCTTCACGAGCCCTTTGCCTTTGCATAGACACAAAGAAGTCTTTGAATCGTTGATTCGTATCGAGTTCTGTTTTATACTGGTTTTCTTGTAGACTATGAATCTCTTGCAGATATTTTGCATTGATCTTATTCGATGCTACAATGTCGTCAAGTGTTGCCATGCGATTCTCTCAGTTGCTTCTCTTCTTCTAGCGCTTGTAAGAGCAAGATTAGATGAACCTCTTTCTCCCAAGGCATCATCATTTCTAGTTCTGTTAATGAGTATTTATGATGCCTCATCAACAAAAAACTCGTTTTAAAATGATTTGCTAGAGTTTCATGCGAGAGGCACACTAAAAAAAATCTTGAATTCCTCTCAGTTCAATGTGCGTATGCTCGCCACATTTTGTGCAGTCAAAGTCAATGTCATACGAGACTTTTGGAATGTCCATCAGAAACTCAGAAACTTTCTTAAACTGTTCGCGCGTCATCGACTCAAGGAATCGACGAATGCTTTCTTCTGTTTCGTCTTCCATGTCAATGCGTTCATCATCTGCATAGACTGCTTCAAGACTGCTAGCCAGAATGTTAAAGCCCATTTCACCTTCGTCTTCGACTTCTTTGAGATTCACATAACTAGGGTAGCGCATCTGCACAGAAACTTTGTCGTCAAGTTCGATGATGCTATTGTTCGGGCGCGAATCACAGACAATACTGTCAAGATCCATTTCGTATTCATTGTCATGTTCGCAAGACTTACACTTGAGACTTAGCGATACTTTCTCACCAACAGACTTTGCGCGAAGCTTAATAAACAGATATTCTAGATCAAAGGTTGTAAGCTTAGAGACATCAAGCTTTGTCGATACGCAAGCAGACACGGTGTCAATGATTGCGTCCATGATCTGATTAGGATCTTTTGTCTCCGCCGCCAGCATGAGAATCTTTTCTTCTTTGACAAGATATGGGCGGAACTTAATTTTCTTTCCCGTCGAAGGGAGAGTCAACTCATACTTTGGTGTTTCATTCAGTGTTGGCAATGCCATGATTTATCTCCATTAAATATTAGCCGCTATTGCTCCTATTACACCAGCAAGGGCTTTTTTCAGTTTATTGTTTGGTGTGATCTTTTCACCTTCCCAATATTGATATGAGAATTCTACAGTGAATTGACTGATTTCGTTCGACGCACCATCATTAAATGTTTCGTTGGACACATTGATAGGAAACGCACGATCAAGCGTCCATCGATAGTTCTTCTCAAGTTGTGTACCGATATCTAGATCAAAGCTAAGATTGATAGGACCTAAAGATACGTCTTTGTTGTATATGGGAAAACTTGAACCTTTTTCAAGCTGATAGATTTCAATCTTTTTACAATATTCATCTGGATATGCTGCTGAATATCGCCCTTCGACATCATCATAACGCCCTACAATCGCGCGCTGCCATGTTTCAAAATACTCTCTTGTAGCCTGGTCATTCAATACACGAAAGGTCATAGACACGCTAGGATTTACGAAGCCGTATGCAACATCTTGCTTGACAACGCCCAGTTCGCGCTGCACCGTAGATAACTGGCGTGAAGGAAGATTTACACTGGTGCAAAGCACACCATGCTCGTAAGCATTTACGCCTCTTTGAATCGAAGGTAGATACACATAGTAAAGGTTTGTGCGAGCAAAGCCACGCCCATTACTTGCAATCGACTTTAATTCTTCGACTGTTCCTGATCTAAGCATTCATTATTCTCCGTGAATCTTTGTACACTTGACCCATCGTGCCTTTCTGCCACTGAGCAACAGGCAAGAATGTAGCAATCTCCCACTCGGGCGGTGGAATATATGCGAGTCGACCTTCGACCTGAGTAGTCAAGTAATGCTTGAAACAGGGCTTGAAGTATTTGAACTTTGCTGCTCTGTTTAAAAACTCATACGATACTTCGAACTTTGTCGTCTCATCGTACTT